TCCCCATCCCTCGACAGTGAATTGGCCGCTACCGAAATGAAAATCGGCAGCGGCGCCCGTCGGAGTGTTTATGTACTGCGCGGTGTTGAATGAGAAGTCACCGCAGCCAGTGCCGAACTTGGGCGAGGTCGTCGTCACTTTCGTATTCGTTGCCGGCGTCAGCGTATGCGCCAGGCTCGAGGTGTCGGTGAAGCTCGTCGACCCATTCGCGCCGTCGAAGTGGCATAGGAGCACAACGTCCGAGAAAAACGGGTCGGACGGTCCGCTGCTGCCGCCAAAGAACATCGGGCCGCACGAGCTGATCTCGCACTCGCCGCGGGGCACTATGAGGCCACGCTGCCGGTCGTAGGCGAAGCGCGGTCTCATCAGGCGAATGCCTTGTTGAGCACGCAGAACAGCGTGCCGTCGGTCGCGTCGTACTGGCAGGACATCATGTCAAAGGCCCCTGCCGCCGTGGACAGTACCGGCGCCGTGCCCCCCGGAAACTTGTAGTTAGAGCCGTAGGCGAGCGTGCGCGATCCGGTGCCATCCTGGATGATCCGGAAGTTGATGACCTGGCCATCGATCAGGTTGGTCGGATTGGCGAGCGTGCGGTTGCCGCCCAGGGTGACGCGGAAATTATTGCCCTTGCTGGCATCGACAGTGATGGTCGCGGCATCAGTGAGCGCGAATACCTTCTCACCGAGCACCTGCCGCGCCGCGGTCGCGCCCAACGCACTCGGCACAGCAGTGCCGCCAGAATTATTGCCGACGATGGTTTGGTCGGCCTGCGTAGCGAGCGACGCGAGGCGCGCGCTGACCTGGGCAATCGCCACGGCGGTCGTGTCAATCGTGATCGCGCCAGTCGTCGTGACGTTCCACGTCGAGCCCTGATAGACAGTCCCCTGCAGGACTTCAAAGGTCGTGTTGAGAAATGCCTGCGTCGTGCCACCAGAGGGCCACCACGTCGGCCGCGTCCAGGCGCCGCTATGCACAATCCACGGCCCGTTTTGGCTCGCCGTCGTCTGCGCCGTATTGAGCTGTACCTGGCCGTCGGTCAGCGTGACACCATCCGTCGTCGGCAGACCTGATAGCGAGGCAACATTCGCCGTGGAGACAACCTGCACGGCAGGCTTTACGGAAAGCGATGCCTTGGTGTCAGTGACCGCGCCGGTTGCTACGGTCGGATTCGGGTAGCTTCCCGTAAGGTCGCCGCCAGCACTCGTGCCACCACCAGAGCCCGCGACAGAGACAAGGCCGTTGGCAGTGCCGTCGGTGTAGTAAAAGCCTATGGCTCCCGCTGCCAACGAGAACGTCGTCGTGCCGAGCGTCACCGTCACGGCGTTCGCGCCCGCGTTCCAGACGACGACGAGCTTGCGGGACGCGTAGAGCGTCAGCGCGAGTACGCTGCCGACATTCGTGCACTTGAACGCCATCGCGCGCGTGTACTGCGTTTGCGTCAGTGCAATCGCGCCGAGGGTGAAGTCGAGCACTGTGAGGTCTGTCAACGCCAAGTCGAGGTCGTTATCGGCGTCGTTGCTGGTCTGAAATTTATTTGTCTGACCGCTGGCGATGACTGGTAGGTTCAGATTGCCCATGTTGCTTTCCCTAGTTGAAACTCGTCGGGTGCGCTGTCGCGGTGGATGGCCACCCCGTGTAGACCTGAATGTCCGTGCACTTCTGGACGAACGGACTGCCAGAGCTGCGACTCATGTTCGAATAACCGCTGATCATGAATAGCCTGTTGATCAGTGCGGACGGCTGTACCTCGTTCATCCCGAGCGTTCGCATGACATTCGCGTTAGCATCGAAAAAGTTGCATGACCCGCGCAACGCGAAAACCGTCACGCCATTCTGCAACGCAGAATCGCTGCTACCCGGGTCAGTGAGCGCAAACCACATCCAACCTTGACCGGAAGCATCTCGGCGATTAAAAGCGAATTCCACACGGAACCATCGGCCGAGCGGCACTGGAGCCTTGTGAGTCTGTCCGAGACCGTGGTTGCTTGGCCCGTTAGTCCCGTTCGGATCAAGCCATTGCTCGAAGTACACTGCTTGTATAGGTACTGTCGGCAGCCCTATGACGTCGTGGAGGCATGTGAAGACTGGTTGGTTGAATCCGGTCCACGAATATTGGTTTATCCCAACCTGGAACCGTTCGCACGGGTTTGGAGTCTTCGATTCCGTAATCTCCATCCAGAAACTACCGCGCGTCGGTAGGTCGGCCTGCAACCATAGCCAGCGGCTCGTATAGACCATCCCCTGTGGCTTGGACTGGTCTGGGAAGGTTAGATACGAGTTCTGCATCGCAGATGTGTACGGGTTGACGAACGTCATCACCAACACTTTGTTAGATACGCCGGCCGGAACGGTGCCGTCTGTCGCGATAGCGTTGGTCATCGCGCCGCTGGCCCCGATGAGCTGGATGCCGTCGGTGTAAGTTGAAACGCCGCCGAACAAAGAGGCCGGAGCGAGTGGTAGCGTGTCGCCGTACACAGAGTCGGTGCCAATGAGCCGCTGCCAGGCATTATTGTTGCCGCTCGGAATGATTGAACCCAGCGACAGGCCCTGCATGGAAGCGCCGAGGAACAGCAGCCCGGCTGCGTTCACCGTCAGCGTGTAGGTCTGCTGCACCGTCGCTGGCGGTCCTGCGCTGTCCGTGACGCTGACGGTTATCTCCGTGCCGACAACGCCAGCCGTAGGCGGCGTGCCACTTAGAACGCCGCCGCTGGAAAGGGAAATCCAGTCGGGACCGGCAACGAGTGCCCACGTGTATGGTGGCGTGCCGCCAGTCGCGGCCATCGTCGTGCTGTATGCGACGCTGACTATCCCATTCGGCAGCGCAAGAGTGGTGATGCGCAACGGCGTGCCGACAACAGCGGTAGTCACACTCGCCGAGCTTGAGAAGCCCGAGTAGGTGCTTGACGCGTCGAAAGCCCGTACTTCGTATGCTGCCGTGACACCAGCGACGACAGCCGCATCGGTATACGACAGCGCAGTTGCACGGGCAACCAAAGCAAAATCAGACCCGTTGTACGAAGCCCATAGCTCGTATCCAGCCACAGGGAACGCCCCCGCAACTGCGGCATTCCACGTGACGTAGGGAACGTTGCTTGACGTCAGGGTCGCCGTGAGCCCCGTAGGCGGGAGGGGCGCACCGCTTGCGCCGTTTCCCGCACCACCACCGCTTCCAGCCACAGGGACGCCGGTCACATCGACAGTAAACTCATGGCCGAACCCTCGGCCGACCTCGCCTGACAACTGGTAGATTTCAAGTGTGAGGCGCGCGGGGATATCGTCGAAGTCCGCGACGACATCGCCGTTAGAGTATGTCGCTGGCGGCGGCCCAAGCCACGACAACGTGCGCAGCACGGTGCCTGCTGGCGCTGATTTGATGTCGATGCTATAGGCTTCAGTGTCCTCGGCCAGTGGCACTACTTCCGTGTTGCCGTCTGTCCACTCGTCTCCCCCGACACGCGTGCGCCTGAACCAGTTAATGCTGAGCGCCGCGCTGGTATCACCCGATGTTGGAGCTACCGTTACGTTCCAAGGCGCCCGCGGCATGAGAGAGCGCCCGATGGGTGTGAGCTGCACCGGCGCTACAGCCGCAAGGGTGTAGCCGTTGCCGATGGCCTTCCAGTAGTCGAGCTGGTTGAGTCGGCCCAACGCGAGGTCGTCAACGCCGAGGCCAGCCCGGGCGTTCAGCATCACGAATTGCGAGCCGACCACGTGCGCGCTCGCCATTTCCTCAGATCCGCGCACGCCACGCAGGAACCCTGAGAGCGTCAGAGTGCCGTCACTGTTCACAGTGACGTTCTGGAACTGGATGATCTCAACTGCGCCGTCAGGACCCGGGTCAATGAGCGCTGCTTCGTTACCGCCGTTGAGCATCTGCAGGTTCGTGATGGATGTCGGGGCCTGGCTGCCAGGCGCCATGTGGACGGTCAGCGTGTTGACGGTGTCAGTCAAAAAGAACGCCGGCGGCGGCCCGAGCGCGGAGAGCGCCGTGCCATAAGCGGCCTGGCTCGTGATGGTGGTGACAGGCGTGTAGGTGATGCCATCGGGGGAATCGAGGGTCTGTGCGCCGACCCAGCGCGCGCCCGTCCCGATTGGTGCGACAGCCGTGTAGATCGGTGCCGTGGCGCGGCCGGTGTCGTCGGCATCGCGCACCAGCACGGAGTCCATCAAGATCAGAGCGGTCGGCGGTACCGGGGCCAAGGTCTGCCCGCTGTACTGCGGGACCGATGCGACAGCCGCAGAGGTGTAGCTGCCAGCGTTGTCGGACACGAGGTTGAGCTTGCGCAGCGCGAATCCCACGTCCTCACTGTTTACGATGCGCTTACGCTGGTTTCGGCCAGCGATTGGCACGATGACAGGATCAGCCACCTCCAATGCGCCCCATGACCAATCGACGACAATGGAGTCCTTTGTGCGCGAAGCCCAGGTGTCCTTCCACAGATTGTCGGCGACCTGTGCGGCCTGGCTGTCCACCAGCGTGAAGGCGAGGTTGACGTCCTGATCCAGCACGGTCGTCGTGCCAAGTCGCGCCGGCGAAAGCTGCTCGCCCGGGTTGTAGTCTCTCGACGGGGCAACATAGTGGACACGCACCAGGCGCGGCATTTCGCTTTCCAGTTGCGTGGACTCGGAAGTCTCCGGTGGCTGTTCTTTGCTCCCACCGGAGGGTTCAAACACCCCCAAATCTCCGGGCAGCAACGTGGCTACTGCTGCGCCGCCGCGCGGCTGAAAACGGATTGTCGAAGTCGACGGCACCGCATCAAGCATCCCAACCTGCAGGCACGGGAATAAGGCATCACGGGCGCTCATGGGGCGCGCGATCCCGTAGCCCCATACCGTCGGAGTCACTTCCGAGACATCGATCATGCCGGAGGTCAGGAGACCCGTACGCAGGCAAATGGCTTCGATGATGCTGGCGAGCGTGACTTGACCGGTTTGCTGAGCGAGGAGCAGCACATCAAAGCCCTGCACTCCGCCGAACGCCGGCGAGGTCGACGTGATGATTACGCCGGCTGCAGCATTCGTCGGTGCTGCGGAAATTCCCGGCAGTGCGGTCCCGATGAGGGGGGCCAGAGGCACGGAGGTCACAGCGCCCGAGGTGGTGTCGACCGAGAAGTAGTTGGTCGTGCCAACGTTGTCTTGCAGCATCCACTGGCCGTTCTGGATGACGCTTTGCCCCACGCCGTAGTTTTGATTGGCCGGGGTGAGGAGCGGCGTGCTCCAGTCCACCAGGCCCGTCGCCGGGTCCACCTTTATGAGCGCGTACTGCGCGGTACCTGATCCTGTGACACGCATCAGGAGGTGCCCGTCGGACGGATTCACCACGAGGTCCCCGACCGAGGCGAGGCCAGACCACAAGGCATTCACATGCGCCGCGGTGACGCTGGATTCCAACCCTTCCGCTTCGCCACTGCTGCCGACCTTCAGCGAGTAGATATTGATGACACCGCCGTTGCAATTCACGATGTAGAAGACGGCATTGCCAAAGGCATCCGGCACGCCTAGCGATGCGATCACCGGCATCGTGCCGGCGATGGCATAGATGTGTGAGCTGCCGATGATGTTGACGTTCTGTAAGACGCCGACGGTCGCGACCAGCGTGGTCGATGCGTAGGTGCAAGTTGCGTAGCTCTGCCAGTCCACGCAGTTGGCGGGGTAGGAGACGGGAATACCTATCTGCGCGAGTGTGACCGGGTCGAGCTGGACGACCACTGCGGCCGACAAGCTTGCGAAATAGGTGAAATACACCGGGCCGCCGGGCACGACTGCCAGTCCCTCCCCGCCAAGGCCGCTCGCTCCCGTGGTGCTGTTTTCGGCAATCTCGGTGTTCGACATGACGTCGAAGGCCAGCACGCAAGGTGTCGAGCCGCTGGCGTCCCACGCGTAGTAACGCAGCGTGCTCCAGTCCACAGCGATCATGTTGGTCTGAACGGATGTGTGCGAGGCGAGATATGTCGGCTTCAGGGCTGACTGCGTCACGGTGCCGCTTGTGACAACCTCGAACTTCCAGCTCTGGGGATGGCGCATGCCCTGGTCGGGCAGGAGCTGACGATTCGGGTACATGATGTACGCGGTGTTTCGGAAAGCCGGGACGTTGCCGATGCCAAGGTCCGCGACGATGGTCGGGTCCTGGCCCTGGGTGCTCGTGCCGTAGTACAGGACGAAGTTCGTGTTGGTGACGTAGGTGGCATTGGCGGTCAGGCGCGCGGCGTATTCGGCCCCCGTCTCCAGCGGTTGCTGCGTGCGCTTGTCATACACAAGCTGACCGTTTTCCCAGATGCGCGTGACGTCGACAATCGGCCCCTCGCACAGAAGAACGCCGATGCTTTGGTAGTAGGCATAGGTGGTGACGCCGCCTTTTTTCCCGCCGCTCTTGCCGGTGTTGCTCTGCACGACGTTGATCTTGGAACCGAGGTACATCACGGTCCCGCCGACCGCGGTGGTGCCGAACACGATGGGGATCGGCGCGCCGACGGTTACTTGCGTGGTACGCGTATCCGCCAACTGCGGACCGCTTGGACCCTTCGCTGGGAACAGGATCTGCCCGCCGGCGACGGCGAGCTCAAACCATATTGGATTTCCCGTGTAGAACGAAGCTGCGAGCCCGACGATATCCAGGACCGCCTGGCCGAGGTTAGACACGGGCTACCCCAGGCAGCGCCCAGCATGAATGCAACTGGCGTACCCACGGCTGGCCCATGACGGTCTCGACGACTTTGCCGCCGATGGCGTCGGCATGGATGAAGGTCGCCGTATCCGTGTAGATGGCGATGTGCTCAGGCTCGACGGCTGCGGTAAGACGGAACACGAGCAGGTCGCCTGGAAGTGGTGAGCGCACACGCCTGGCGAGTGAGTTGGCCGCAGCGGTTGGCTTAGGGGATGCCGTGGCTGCATATCGGCCCATCAGCAGAAGCTCTATCGATTCGCTGGTGGCGCGTGCGCGTAAGACGTCTTTCTGATATTCGGGGTTGCCGGAAAGCCCAAACAGTTCTTCCGTGCCAAGCCCTGCGTTACGGGCGGCGGCGATGGGAAGCCCGATGCAGTCGCAGCCGTCGTAGATGTTGCGGGCGCGGCCGGTATGGCGGAAACGGGTGCCCACGAGCTTGCGTGCCTCGGCGATGAAGCGCATGGCCGTGATCATCATGGCCCCGTGCCGGGCAGCCCATTCGGGCCCGCCATGACGAGATCGATGCCGGGAACGTAGATGCCCGGCGCCTGCATGTTGATCACCTGGCCGAATACCTTGCAGCCGTCGAGTGTGCGAGGACACCCGGGTTCCATCGTGAACGTGTCGCCGGTAGTGATGTCGTTGGGCGCTTCGTCGATGAGCAGGATGTTGCCGCCGTTGCTGCGCGGATCGAGCTGCACCATGCGCTGGAAGCCGTTGTTAAGCCCGGAGGTGAAAGTCACGAGACCATCGGTATAGAGCCACGCGGGCGTGCCGTAGCCGGTCGCGGCAAACGTGCGCCTGTCCACGACAGTCGTCGCGACGCATGCCGGCGTGTTCGCGGCGATATTGAATTGGCATTGTCCGTGCCCCAGGTGCTTGATGGAGCAACGGTCGCCGGCGGTCTGCACGATCTGCGTGGCGAGAGCTTGCGCGGGGCCGCGTATCTCGGTCCTGTAGTGCCCGGTGGATTCTTCGGTGATGTCACCGAGCCAGCCCCAGCCGACGACGTCCTGAAAATCGCTCGGGTTGAGCCAGTCGACCACAAATACGACGACGGGGGCGTTGGCGAAGTTGCCGGAGACGATGTCCTGATGCGTGATGTCAATCGTCGTCACGTCATCGGGAGCACGGAAAGCGCCGTTGATTTCCTGATTGTCAACAGACATGTCAGCGGCGGCTTTGATGTTGGAGCCGGTGATGCCGGCGTATGGGTTATAAGTTCCGGCGAACGCGCCGCCCACGATAGTGACCGGCTTGCTCGAGGAGGTGCCGCGGATGATGACGCCGTCCTTTCGCGTGATGGCCCAGCACTGGCACAGCGTCGCGAGATTCGATTGCACGGTCGCGAGGAATGCCGATGAGAATGTCTTCACGGCAGCGGCAGCTCGACCAGTGCGAAGTGGAGGCAGTCCGCGCGGTTGAGAAAGACCTCCAGGCTCAATTTCGAGTCGAAGCGCACCGGATAGTGAAAGTTACCGCCCCAGGTCGTCGGCGTGCCGGTGAAACCGGAGAGCTGCGTCAGGATCCCGGTCGTCGTGTCGAGCGACCAGTTGCCGCTTGCCGTGATCGGGGTCCCTGAATTGTTCGCGACCAGGATGGTGCCGGATATGGGCTTTCTGATCGGGTGCTGGTAGGCCGAGAGACCGGTGAGACCCGCGGAGTAGTTCTTCGTGAGCTGGTATGTGCTGCCGGTGGTGCCGAGCGTTCCCGTCAGGAGCACCAGCGGCTGGTCAAGCGCGGTTGGAACGTTCTGCGCGCTCGGGAGCTGCGGGACCTGCAGATCAATCAGCCAATCTTTCTGCTGGCAGGACAGGTAGTCGTCCGCGCGCTGCAGGCGAAAGCCGACGGCGCGCCCGTAGAGATTCGAATGCCACAGGCGCGCGATGCGCGCATCAGTGTTCAAATCCGGCGGGATGGCAACGGTGAAGGTCGTCGTGCGCAGCGGATTCTGCAGGTAGCGCCGCTCGGCCCCGGAGGCCCGCTTGGTAACGATGACGTCGAAGTCGTCC